CGTACGGTTGGCATCTGCTTTAGCGTGGGCAGAAACAGCTTCTCGCATCGCATCCTGTTGTACTTTTTCAACGAACCAGCTCGGCTCTGCCGGCAATCCATAAGACTGCAACATCAGCATTTGCGCCTGCCAGGGCAATTGGTCGTAGTTCACGCTGACTTTAGGCGGCTCTTGTGGCTGCTGCTGTTCCTGTGCTTCCTGCTGTTGCTGCTGCATTTCCTCTTCGCTCATTAAGAACTGGCTGGCATCTTTGAATCCGAGATTGGTACTGAACTTTTCAAAAGCATTTCTAAACTGTTTAGGTCCTGCCATTCCAACCTGTGCCATTTTTTCGATTAACGGTTCGAGCATCTGAAGCGCCTGAATCTTTTCCTGTTTTGTACTTGTGCCCATTCCAGCGTCAACTAACAGATCAAATTCACCTTCTAAGTCATCAGGATCAATCTGTAACGGCTGGTTTGCCAGTCGAATAACAAGCGGCTGGTTGATAAACAACTGATTCAATTTAATAACATGGCGCATTAAGTCGCGCATGCCCGTTTCCGCTAAAGTTCGGCAAATAAGTTCAAGGCGCTGATTTGCAGCCTGCTGGATTAAATTGATACCAGTCGCAGTTTTATTTAATCCTTGGCCATCCAAGCCTTGGTTATAACGAGTAATGCCGCTTTTATTTTCTCTTTGTTGATCGAGGTAAGCCAGCATGTCAAATGACCATGGCTGCAGCGGAGTCGAAACCAGCGGTTGAACAGCTTTTTGAGCTTCTCCTCTGACTCGGATATAACGGTTATCCTTTAATAGGTCATTAACATCGACAAGCTGCGTAACATCAACAGCCATTCGGGAATCATTATTCTGGGCAAGGTTGTAGATCATCTGCCGCAAAATAGCCGTTTTCGTATGCTGCTCCGGAGCTAGTAAATCGACAATGCCCAATTCTGGCCAGATTTTATGCGGCTGCGGAAATGGAGAAATCAAAAAGAATGGCGCCCGTTCATAAGTATTTCGTTCCATTCTCAGTATCTGGTCACCGGCAAGCGTAACAATCATATCCTGCAGCACCGCATTTTTATCATCTGAAGCATTTAAACGGACATAGCATTCATAAAGTTCTATCTTTCGGCGGCCACTATCAACATTGTTATTTGCTTCATCGATGTGACGGTTATTGTGCTGATCTAAATGCGTAAAATGTGGCTGTTCTGCTGATTCTGCCACTTTTTCTACTGCTGTTTTATCATAAATATCGTTGAGTGCTTTTTTTCTTAAATAATCAATGGTTACAATTTTTCGGTGAGCCACAAAATCGGCATCTTCGATGCTGGTTGCAGCAGGATCAACTCTAAATTCAGCAGCTGAAACATTCGCAAAACGCGGCCGGTTTTTGTCAATCACTTTGGTTACATAAGTCACAATGGCAGTACCGTCAATTTCTGAAGGTTCCATCTCAAGCATCTGGCCGCCGCTTTGTTCCAGCTCTGCCACAAACTGCTGCAGCTGATCCATAGCGATTTTATCAGTACGTTGCTCTTCTTTGTAAGTTCGCTCCCAATCCAGTTTTAAAATTCCCAAGTTAGTAATCAAAGCATCTAGGAACCATTGATACGCTGTCATATAAAAATGACCATTTTCAAACTGATAATTGATTAATTCCTGCATGATTTCTGCACGTTTTTCATCCTCAAGACTGCCATCACGCGCAGCGATCGTAATAACATCGTCACTGCTGAAAAAAGTCTTCATTATAGATGGCATGATACTGGAAATGGTATCGTGAACGTCGGTGGTTGCCAGCGTGCATCTCTTTGACAATATCGGGAACATTTTGTTGTAAAAGCTTTTGTCGCTCTTATAAATCTGGTATCTTTCCATGATTTTTGGCTCAATTTCGGATTCATAATAAGCATTCGCAGCTTCAATATCCTGTTGCAGCTTACTTATTATAATCTCCTTTTTTGCTTCGCTTATCTCTTCCACTATTTTCCTTCCTTCTGCTAATAAAAAAATAACACTACATTGCGCCGCAACTTGGCCAGTTTATATTGGTTGAAAACGGATCAACTGTCACATCTGGCTTATTCATTTCGTACATTAATGAATATCGCAGAGCATCCAACAAGTCATCCTGACGTTTTACAGGTTCAGGCAGGGATACGCCGTTTTTGTCTTCCCGCCAGTGATAGGTTGAGAGTTCTGCAATTAAATCGGTACAGTGTTCATCAACAACCAATCTGCACTTTTGAATCCACTGAATACCGTTTAGCACTGAATCGGGGCCTTTTTTACAGGGAATGATATTCAAGCCGCGACGCCTCAAATCCGCTATGTTGTCAGGCCGAGCACAATCTGCGATGATAATGCTGCCGCCGCCGAAAAAGTTGTCACATTCTATTGCCAGAAGATCATTTGTCATATTAAAGCGATATTCAGCTTTCGTCACATAGATGGTATTCTCTGCAGGAGAATAGTGACACTGTACAAGGGCCGCCGGATGTTCTTTATTCACGCCAAAGCCAAAATCTAAACCATTCGAATATGACTCAAAGCTGCGGTCAGATAAGTCAGCTTTTACCCAGTTGTTATAAATAACGTGCCCGAGCACACCGAAGTTGCCTAAAGAATAAACATTGTACCAATAAGGGTCTGACTCGTGCTCCAGGTCGTAGATAGTTTCCTTTGTTAAGTAAGGGTTATCTTTATATGTCGTCTTCAGGATGGATAAGTGCTCATCATGATATTCGGTATCCTGTTCGGCCCAACCTATGGGTGCAAAATACTCAAGGAAGATCCAGTGCTGCTGATAAATCGGATTGAAGCTCATCGTTAAGCGTTTTGCAGCCTTGGACCGGCCGCGAAGTCGCTTTTTGAGCTGCTTAACATCCTCGTAATCACAGTCTGTAGCTTCCTCAATCCAGATGTCGGTTATAATGCCTTTTTGGGGCGTAACGCCTTTTATCTTTTCAACGTCATCGAGGCCTGAAAATATAATCTGATAGCCATTATGGCACGTTATCGTCATATCGCTTTTATTGATATCGAAGAGCTTAGATACTTTGAACGTATTGATTGCTTTGGTGACTTCATTGAAAACGCTCTTCTTAACTGCAGTTTGGGCTTTTCGCACAATTAAGTAGTTACGGCCGCCTTTGAGGATATCCATCACACAACGCTGGGCAAGAAAATAAGACTTACCTGAAGAACTGCCGCCGAAATATATCTGTGTAAAAGTATCGCAGTTAAGATAAGGACGATAAACGGGCGCGATTATGTTGATATCGACTTTTACGTTAATTTTAGCCATCTTCATCACTTAACGTCACATTAATGGTTAATTCGTCATTTGCTTTGTCATCGCCCAGGGTTGATGCGCTTACAGACTGGCAGTTCTTTAAGGCAGCTGATAAAACTGATAAATCTTTGGCGGTAATTTCATCTTCCAGCTTTTCCTGAATTTCATCGGCTATACGGGACGCGATATTGAAGAGCTTTAAGTTGAGATCACAGCTTTCGTCGCTGACTTCTTCTACCATCTTCTGCTGACTTTTTGCTTTCACTTTGCTGGCGAACTGTTCTCTTTTTAACAGCCATTGGTCTTTTTTACAACGGCGGGCTATAGTGGTTTCGCTAATTTTGAACTCTTTTGCAAGTTCTCGCTGTGTAAGGTATTTATGCCGGCCTTTTTCATCGGTAAATCCACGAATGTACTTCGCCTCGATTTCGGCCCATGGTATTTTGCTACTTATAGCTTCTGCACTCCTTTCTGTAGTGAAAAATTTCATATAATAGGCCCCGGCCATGAAGTCGGGGTCCTCCTTTTAATTAACATACGCCTGCCGCAACTTTAAGTTTTTCAAGTGCTACATCATAAATTTCTTTGGCTCTTTCTGCAGGGATCCCCCAGTACTGTTCGATGTCATCTAAATTTTTAACGCCATAGCGCGTCAGATGCAGAAGTATATTGCGCTCAGTGCGAGTCAAAGTGTTCTCGCACAAATCTGAGACTTTTTTGGCGGCCATGAAAGCTTCAAGGTCAATCCCATCAATCATAAGGCTATCCTGCAAAGCATTATTGAACTGTTTTTCTGTCATGATCAAAAAACCTCCATTTTAATAACAAATAACAATATATAGGTAAACAGATAGCAGCAAAATAGTTAAAAGAGAGAGAAAAAAGAAAGGAGGAATGCCGCTGCTATCCATTTATCAGCAAAAAGTGAAGAATTAAACCAGCGCCGCCAGCAGAAAGCGAATGGCCGAACGGCGTAAAAGCTCAACTTGGCGAACAGGAATGTCAAACGCAGATGCAACCGTGGTCAGAGAAAGGCCGCCAATATAAACGAGATTGATTACTTTAAACTGTGGCGGGGCTAAAACTTCGTCGCAAGCTCTGTACACCTTTGATGCCGCCTCGGCCTTTGCCATATCATTACCGACGAGAAATTTTAACATATTACGAAGGTTGTGGATCAGTTCTTTTTCTGTCATGTTATCATCTTCTCCTATCTGTATACCTGGTTCAGCAACACAAAATCAAACATTGGCCAAAAATTTTTCGAGACATTGTTCACGAAATCGTAGTTCCCATTGTGTCCTCGCAGGGATTATCGTGTACCCTTTGGCGTCAGTTCGATTCCGCCATTCTCTCTTGTCGTCATCGTCATAGAAATACAACCGGTCGACGACTTGGTCATAATCGAAACTGTTGAGCTCAAAATGGCTGATAAGTTTCGTAATTTCATCAACTGAATATTCTTTAAAATTTTTTATTTTGCGGATGTTAATGATATCGTTATCAATTTTTTTAAAAATGTGGAGCTTATCCATCAATCCTCTCCTTTATGAATAACTTCGTCAATCAAAGCAAGGGCGCGAACTATCAATTTATCGAGCGTGCCAGTGCTGCAGCCGATTTTTTTTGCAGCCACTTTTTTCGAAAGGCGGTACACAAGCCGATAAAGTAACGCCAGACGCATCTTTTTAGAAAGATTGGCGCAATTTAGGATTCGGATCACATCGGCATAAACTAAGCGCTCGTCGATGCTATGGCTACAAGCGAATTCTGCTAACTTTTCCAAATTATAGACGAAATCGCGCAGTGTTGCATTCTGGTCGTGATCGCGGTTACTCTCATCAACAAAAGCTATTTTAAAGCTTTTTCCTGCAATTTTGGTACTGTCCTGAATATGGCCGACTTCTTTTTTTACTGTCATTAATATCACCTTTTTGTAATTAATCTACTATCTTATTACGCGAAGTGACCATGGGATATACACACCCGCGCGAAAAAATTTTTTCTTTTTCTTCTTTTTTTCGCGCGGAATGATAATAAATGTTAGCCTTCTTTGATGTTGAAAGCCTTCATTAAATACTGCATTGCCGTTACGAAGTCACAATTTGCAAGAGCCATCACGCAATCAAAAATGTCCCAGCCGTGGCCGCTAACGCCACAGGATGCAGCAGCGCAAACATATCGCTCGCCACTTTCGTTGTGATATATGGTTGCCGACGGATGCTCATCAATGTGGAAAATGCAGTTGAAAGATGACGGGTTAGCAATCTGCAAAAATTCACCCAGCGACTGCTGCCGCAACCAATTTTTAGCATTGTCGACGGTGGTAGTAGTTGCCGGAATATCAAAGGTTGTCACAGTCAGGCTACGGATATCGTTAATGCGGGCGTTGTTGTCGGCAGCGACATTAACTTTTGCGGCCACTTTGCCGTTTCCTTCATTAATATTGCCACCGAAAACCTGCTGATAATTGTCGCAAGCCTTCTTCACGTTATCAGCCACTTTGTCGAGCTCGGCCAACAGTTCTGCCGCCGTGTATTTTACGCGATTTGCCAGCAGCGGGTGGCAATGATAGCTTTCGCAACCTGTAGCTGCTGATTTGTCATTTTTATGCCAATAGCTCCCTGGCATCCGCATCAGTCGTGCGGGGTCCTTCACTGCCTTGTCCGCGATGCTGATGACTTCGATCAGCTTATTTTCAACTCTTCGCCATTCATCTTCGCTGTCAACGCCGTCGGCGGCAAAATAGATGTGGTAACCATTGCGAGTAGTGTTAACATAGGTCGGCGTGGGCAGCTGGTTGATGACAGCTTTCATTAATTCTTTTCTTTTTTCGACTTCGGCAGTGTCAAAATAATGGTTATCACTGTCTTTCCCAGCGTCGATATCGCAAAACCAGGCGTTGAAATTAACGACATCACTATTTTTGGGCTTTTTGCCGAGGTAAGAGGCCGGGGTGTTAACAGTGAAATAAATATCCTTATCGGCGCTGTAACCTGTCTTTACCATTCCGCCGTCAGTCATGGCGTAGAGCTGCGGCTGCTGACCGCGATAGAGGTACTCGTTGACGATAGCGGCGGCGAGGAAGGGGTTAAACTCTGCAGCGCGAGCCTGTTCGCGGGCATTATCTACCTCCACAACTTCAGGATCCATCTGCAGTTGCGACAGGAAATCGTCAGGGATTTCTTTATCGTCGTCATCAGCGAGTACACCAACATCAATTTTACGCTGCTGCAGGGGGCGACCTTCAAACTCAGCCTGCCATGCCTCCTGCAAATCGTGAATTGCAGCATCCGGTAACACCGCATCCAAAGATTCCTGAAACAACTTGTACAGTGGCAGGGATACCGCCCGTTCCCGCATAGTGATAACGGGGTTGATATAAAATTTGTCATAACTTTTTTCAGTAGCAGTGGCGGCAATCGTTATTTTTTTGATGACACCGAGCTCCATCATTTTTTTTAGAAAATCGCGAGTTGCGCGCTCCTTCATCTTCAGCAGGTCGCAGAAGCCCTGGAGATCATGGATCCCCATCAATTTTTCTTCATGCTTGTCATACCGGCAAATCATGTTGTCGTTATCAATATAAACTAACAAAATCAACAGATTGCCCAAATCTGCCTTCTTCTCAATTCTGTCAACGATACTCGAATCAAAGATTTGAGGCGCCGAGCGACGGCCAAAAACTTTGTATTTCTTTTTGTTAGTCCAGTAATTTTTTTTGTTAACAAACTCCACAATACCGTTGTCGATTCGTTTTGCAATCATTTTATCTTTTCCTTTCTATACTACACAGTGAAAAAATACTACTGTCATCTTATTACGCCCACTATGTGCACATTTTACACATTGTTTTCTTCTTTTTGTTGATATAATTCCGTTACTATTTGTTGATATAACCATAATACCACTCTTGACTGTTGATGTCAATAGATGATATAATATATATATCAACATTACAACACCTCTTTTAGGAAAGGAACTGATAAAAATGGCAAAAGACAGAATTAGCAACGACAAACAGAGAATCAGCATTTTAATCGACCGGCAAGTTTATGCAGCGGTCAAAAGAGCAGCAGCAGAAAAAGGGATAAGCGGTAATGAACTGATGACAACCGCGATAGCAACTTATCTATCCGCCAGCACCACCCCCGCAGAGCTGCAGAGACAAGTCGACGAGCTTGAGCTGCAATTTACTGCTGAACTGGCAAAGGTCAAACAGCAATTACAGTTATTATCCTAATTCTTTTTCCGCCGCTTACCTCGATTTTGAGGTAAAAAGTGGCGGCATTTTTTTGCCAAAAACCCCCCTTTTTTTGCAAAAATTTGCCGGCACCTAAAAATGCCACAATCCCAGTGTTTTCAAGGGTTCCCAGCTTTTTTTAAGCCTAATTTTGCCGGAAGTTACTATATGTATACATAGGAAGTCCCGGCAAATTGGCTGGCTGTATACCCTAAGAGAGTGAGAGGAGGGGCGCGGCGCCGCTCTCGTTTTGTTCTTCTCTTAGGTTTTTAGCGGCCAGAACCTGCGAAAATGACGTTTAGCGCCAAAAACGACAGAAGTATCGAGAT